GATAACATCTCCACCACCATCACCGGGTGGTTGAGTTCCGGGATCACCGCTGTCCCCAGATCCGTCATCGACTGGCGGATCTACATCAATTGGGACATCTGGTTCGTCGCATTCAGGTGCGCCGGGTGCCCCACATGGAAGCGTACCATTTGGCATTGTCTAATTCTCCTTTAAATCCTACTTGCAGGGCAATTGAGTGATTCACCAACACCATATGTCAATCCATCGGATCCTACTATGGCACCGTCTACTGGATACTGTCCACCATTGGTTGTAGTATACATTCCATATAAACGCAGACCCTCCCGGTTAGTTTCCAGTAAACCCTCATCGACAGCATTGTTGCTGTCTGGTAAGTATCTATATGATGGGTTGTGTATAATTCGAACAGGTTTTCCGTTTTCTTTAGTCCAGAAACTGCTTACCGCTTCTACGTTTGTAGCAGCCAGCACAGGGAATACTTCAACATTAAATCCACCAATCCCAATGATGGCACCGTTCGCAGTGAAAACCGAATTGTTCTTGGCTCTAATTGCTTCGATGTCTGCTCCGAGGATTGTGAGCTGATCGCAGTCTACATTTGATCCTCTATCAGACACAACACCATATCCGCAGTTTGTAATGATTAGGTTTTGTCCAATGAAGTTGGAACTATTTTTAACGAGTAGTGCTGTCCCCCACCCCGAAAATCCTATGTTGTGTACTCGAACTGCATTTTTTCTAATACTGTTATTGCCTTTTAGTTTCAGTGCAGTGGCAGCATGGACAGGATTGATTTCATGGAAAGACTTTGTACATGATCCACCCGAAAGAATTATATTTTCAATTCCATCAATCGAAGCATTTTCATTCATCACAATGCCGTTCGTCGCCGGAAGTCTGTTTCTCCACTTGAGAACACTTTTGATTACTTTGACTCTAATTTCATCTTTAATAAGAACGTCTTCGCTGCCAGTTCCAGAAATTGTATCTGTTCCGTAAAATCCAACAGGATTGAAATCATCAAATGCCGCTTGTTCGCCAACTGATTCAAATCCCGGACCACCCAAGAGAATGGGATCATTTTGTCCAATTGCAATTGTATTTGTTCCAGTACCGAAGAGAACCTCTTCGCCGGAAGCAAGAGCGGCCCCCGCGGCGTCTGTGTGACATTTTATTGGGAAGTTTTTGGTTGGGTGTTTTACAGTTACAGTATTCGCAGCGGTATCGACCGCGTGAACTTCGTAACAACCAAGAGCGTTTATTGATTTATCTGCATCACCACCAGTCATTCCGTAACTGGATTCTTGGATGGTGAAGTAAGGAACTGCCTTTTGATAAGTTGCGTTTTCAATTAAAAGGTGGTCTCCAACATCAATACCTTCAACATTTTCTGAAGTTGGATCTGTCGGATCAACGAGAACCATTGTCATGTAATTTTCTACAGAGTTTGCAGTGATCCCGTCAGTTCCATCAGAATAGTTGTATGCCGTTACCTGTCGTAAAGTTCTATAAGTTTCACATGCACCCGCGATTCCAATCTTACCAGACTGGTCACTTATTATACAGGTTGAAGAAAAATCAAACCGACCCGGACCAACATCAATTGTTGCTCGACCATTTTCAACAAAAACATAATCTTCAAGGAATCTAAACGCTCTGTGTATACTAAAGAATGGGTTTGCAATGCTGCCGTCCCCTTCAGTATCACTGCCAGATGTTCTACAGTAAATTCTAACTGGTTCCTTGATTGTAAGGATTCCAGTTTCACCTTGTGGTATTTTAATTGCACTCTGTGGCATGTTCAGTTTCCGCCTGTTGAACCTATGTGAATTTCATCATCAACCGCTAATCTTATGTATCCATCCAAATCATTACTACCAGCACCTGATCCGAAATCTAATGTAAATTTAGGAACAACATTTCCATTTGCACCATTGTGGTCAGTGACATATGCAGTGACAGAATCATCCCTCTTGTCTATAGCATCAAGTCCACGGTTTTCATTTCTTGCAATGAAATCTCCAGCTTCGGAGAACTTAACTTCATAGTCGCTTGTTCTCTTCTTGATGAGTCTATGCGTTGACGCTGTGTTGTTTGCTGTTCCGTATGCTATCGGATGGACAGGAACAATTTCGAAAAATCTGCCCGCTCTTTGAATTTCACTCTCTTCATCTAGTTTTTCGAAGTTTGTTGGAAGTGAATTCTCTTCAAGTTGAACTTGTGTGAGTGCGAAGTCTTCTGTTGCTCCAGCAGGCCAGTTTATTGTATCGTACATGTAACCTGCCGAGGAACCGGACTGTAAGTTGAATCTAAGTGCTAGGTGGTTGCTGGTTGCACTCTCGCCCAGAACTTTACCTGCAACCGATGGAATTGTAATTCTACCAGAGTACTTGGTCCATGTTGGCGTAACACCAAAGGTCAATCCCGCAACGTGACTTGCAGTAACACCAGTACCAAAGAACTGGTGAGCAGAAATTTGAACTACTCTAGATGTTTCGCTACTTTTCGCCCAGAATGAAATCGTTGCACTCTGACCTTCGAATGAATTTACATTTTCTATTCTCTGTTCTAGATACGCCTGAGACTGCTGGTCTGTGGTTAATCCCTCACCAGTAGTTCCAAGTATGAGTTTCAGATAATTCTCTGGTGAAGGAACTGAATCGGGTTCAGTCCCAAACTCAAAGGATTCTTTGCGTATCTCGACCGCCGCTGATGTTGTACCAGCAGCAGTAGCACTATAGTAAAACCATCTATCCGAAGTGTAATCGAAAGTGGTTCCACCAGTCGCCGAAAACGATTTGGAATTTCCTCTTTGCCAAAGAGCAAACTCGCCGTTTATTATTTTATTTCTACCCTCTTGGACACCTACGGGTCCATTGAGTCCGATTGCGCTACTTGCCATTTATCAACTCCAAGTTGAAATTGCTACTCGTTTCCATGTGTTAGCCGCGACACAGATGTAAAGATGTGTACTATCCCATGCTATTTCACCAACCTTACCCGATGACCCTGCGGCCGCCGGTGCATCAGAAGTTGAGATGAGTGGGTTAGCAGCGAATCTTGCTTCGCCACTGACATCGAGTGTTTCTGCTGTTGTCCCCTTGAGGATCGAAACACCCGTGCCCTTCATTGTCAAGGCGGTGAGTCTTGAGATACCCGAGACATCTAGTGTGTCTGCTGTCACGCCACCTGCAAAGTCTGACACTCCAGTGACATCCAGTGCAGATGCTGTGAGTCCTGCGTTTGCTCTGAGTGGTCCTGTGACATCTGCAACTGATGCTGTGATTCCACCAGCAAAGTCACCGACTCCTGCGAGGTCCAGTCTGCCGTCTATCGTAACACCAACCGCAAAGTCAACTCTACCGATTACATCCAAGGAACTCGCAGTTACGCCACCAGCGAAGTCTGCGACACCTGTTACATCGAGAGAACTTGCAGTCACACCACCAGCGAAGTCTGCGACACCTGTTACATCGAGAGATGATGATGTCAGTCCAGCAAGAGTGGATACTCCGGACATTGTAAGATCGACGCCCGACATTTCACCTGTAAAGGTTGACGCTCCGATGACATCAAGTCTTCCGTCTAGTGTCACACCAGAATCAAACTCAGCATATCCAGTGATGTTTAGTGTTGAACTGGTGATACCACCGGCGACATCAAGTCTTCCTATAATGTCAACACCTTCTGCACCGAATGTAACACCACCAGAGAATCCAGACTTTCCACTGATATCAATTGCTGTTCCCGTCAGTCCGCCGTTGAACGAGACCGGAGAACTGAAAGTCGTGACTGTTGAGATGTCTAGGTCAACGAGTGCTGCTTTTTGATATGCAGTTAGTCGAATAATCCAGTGCAGTGCCATATATGGTTGGAGGTTACCGACTGGTTGACCACCACCAACTGTATTGGTACTACCTTCTAGTTCTGCGTTCAATCCACCGTTCTGAATTGAAAGTGAATTTGTGAGTGTTCGATCTTGAATTCTTAGGTTACCAACAACCCTTGGATCTTCGACCGATGACTTACCGGAAACAGCAGGATCATTTGTTGCTGAGAGTGCATACTCAAAGTTAACATTGTTGCCGTCAGTACCAGCACCACCGCCGTCTGTTGCTGTAATTGTTTTGTTTCTATTCGCCGATCTCCAGATCGCCGATGACCCACCAATTGCACCACCTTCGCGGCCGTTTGCAATATAGTGATGGTGGTCTTCTGTTCGCAGACCAGTGGTTGACTGTAGTGGAATTTCTGTTGGCAATCGCACATCACCTTGCAGTGATACATTTGTCTGTGCATTTATGTTCGCTTCTGACAATGCGTGCGAGTGTGGGGGTAGGTTACCCAAGAACATCGAAGTCTCTTCGTCGCCACCGACCTGTCCCAATGGGTAAGTTAGCGTGATTGCATTCGTAAGCGAATCACTCGAACCTAGAATGCTTCTTCCTCTAAGATCAGGAACTTGCAAGTGAGTTACGTTTGACTGCATTACTTGTGGAACTGCAAGTTGGAAAACTCTAGATCCACCCTGATCGAATATTGCTACTTGATCGTTTACTGAAAACTCATAAACTGCATCGGCTGGATATTGTACAGATTGGTCACCTGCACCCACTCCCGACTGTGTATATGAATCTACATTGACAGATAACTTTTTATCGCCATCTGAAGCAGAAACAATCGAACCCTCTATCTGAATTGTGCTTCCATCTACATCACGGGTTGCGACAACTTTACCACCAACTAAAGTTTCATCTAGAGTTATACTCACCGAGTTGACTGTGGACTCAATTATTAAATCTTGTCTGAATCCATATTTCTTTCCGACTTTCTGAAAAAGGTCGGGGTACTTGTATCTGTCATAAAACGATCCATCACACAAACCCCAGTTGTTGGGTATTGTTTCTGTCCCGCCAATGTATGGAGCGATGACTCCGGCTGGTTGAACTTCATCTAGACTTACTGTTGACTGACCACCGATGACCGTACCAAGATAGTTTGTTACGATTGCGGTATCATCGTCGATACGAGTTAGCACTGGTTTAATTACAGCACCACCTGAAGTTGGTGGTTCTGTCGTCAGTTGACCTCTACTCGTCGGTGAAAGGAAGTACACTCCGTCTGTATCAACGAAACTTAGTGTCGAAAGATCAAGTTCACCCGAGTAGACAAGAACAAACTGACTGTCATCAACTACACTTTCAACGACACCTACAACTTCAGCGTTTTCTGGTGTGTCTGCAACAGCAAGAGTAAATCCTTGCTGACTTTCTGGACTAAAAACATACCGAAGAACATTTCCGGAAACAAATCCGTGTGATCCTTGGGTGATAGTATTACGGATGGACTTACCATCCGCTGCTGCTACCTGAAGTTTGAATGCGCTATAACTCATTTAGTTCCTCAGTCTGTGTATATTTCTGCATCTGCTGTGTATTGGAATTGTCCCAAGACAAAGAACCCTACCGAATCGGTAGTCTCTATTTGTCTAATTGCGGTGGTTGATGTCTGGACCGTGGTCACTGGGACTTTCTTATTTACGAGTTCATTCAGATTACTTGATCTCGACAACGACCCCGATCCACAATTGTATTGACCAACTGTTCCATCTGGGTCATATATTGTGACAGATGGTACAGACCTCATTATTGTTGGGTAAAATTCATTTACATGGAAAGTGTTCTGCACGGAGTTGTCGTGGTGAGAACACTTCGCACCTGCTGCCGATCCGGGGTTTGTACCTAAATCATATGATGACGAGAAGAATCTGTTTGCTCTTTGTAGTTCGTCACCCTTAGCAGCACGCTGGAAAGTTGGAACAGTTCTTCCTTCAACAACCTGAACCTGTGCTATCGAGAGAACACCGTTATAATCAACACTGTCACCGAAGTTGCTATCTTGTGTGAGACCGATTCCACTGTATGTGCTTTCTGGGTGGAAGGTCGTGTCGATTGCAAAGTTTAAGAACGCGGAGTCACCAAACGTACCACCGGCAGGCACAGTTCCTAACTTCTTTGTAAAGACATACTGCTTCCATCCAGTTGAGATGTCCATGAATCCCATGTGGTATGATTTGTTCGTTGATGTTGACTGGAAGTTTTGTGTCATTCTGCATCTTGTGCGACCAGCCACAGAACCCTTCGCCCATACAGAAACAGTGACAAATTTGTCCATTGCTGATCTGGCATCTTCGATCGGTTGTTCCAGTGCGGTTAAATCATTTGCTCCCGTTGTTCCTGTATAATTTCCCTTGAATTGTAGATAGAATTCTGGGAATCCGGGAACAACTTTCTGGGACTCATCAAAGACGCCTCTTGCGTAGGTTCCATCAATTACAGAATCTCCGTCTGTATTGAAATTCGATCTCCATCTATCAGCACCAAAGGTGATTCCATCTGTTGGTGTAAACGAAGTCTTACCTCTTTGCCACAGATCAAAGTTTCCGTTCACAAGAAGATTTCTGGAACCCTGTGATCCGGGAGTGGTTGGAACTAGAACATTTGTGTCGCTGATGTAGAAACCTAAAACACGAACAAACATGTTTATCTGATTGTTATCTGCACCGGAGGCTGTTGGTTTGGAGAAAGAAACTCCAATGTGACCGTTTGGGTTTTCCCTATTGATCGGCACGACTTTTGTAAACGCTATGTCGGCTCCGTCATCTGAGTTGTCCGAATCCAACCAACCACAAAGGTTATCTCTGTTATCAAAATCGAATGGATAGTTTGGTGTTGGTTCGCCCGAGAAAACACCACCAATGAATCGGTCTTGGTTTGTGTTTACTGTTACGCTGTATATAACGTGAGTTGCACCGTTTGGAATCTCCATCGTTGAATTATATCTGTGCGGTGAAGATGATGCTGTCTCGAAACGCTTTTCGCCATAGAAAGTTTCTTGTGTCTCTGTCGTTTGGCCTAAGTGAATTGCAAACTTCTCATACTCAGTCAAAGAAGAAGAAGTTTTCCATTGGAAATCAAAGTCTGTACCGGGACAAAGATATGTCAAGTCAGATCCATCAGAATTTCTTCTTCGGATCATCGGGAGACTTTGCTCATTTGGAACAAAAGTCTTACCGATAAGAGAATCTAGTTCACCATCACCGTCATTTTCATTCGGTGTGATGACTCTACCAACATAGTGCAGAATCAAACCAGACGCAGGTGCCGTTGCAATGAACATTGGCTTCTTGACTTGGTTTAATGTTTCCGGAATGGAAGTTGTCAAACTCGTTGCTGCTGTTGTTCCTGCTGAATTGCTCGACAGGAAGTATACACTTCCCGGACTAAATCTTTGCTCTCCGTCAGAAAGATCAGCAAATCCCTGTGTGGTCACATAGAATTTGTTGGACGGCGAACCAGAAACTACCTCACTGACAAGTCCAATAGTTTCTGCACTGACTGTGTTGTTATTTTCTGCCTTGACGTAGGAACCGTTTGCATCTTCCGCAGATGTGATTCCTGCTGCATATCTAATCGCATCGCCCACTTTGAAACCGTGGTTTGATTGTAGGATAAGTTTTCTGTTTCCTTGTGCAACTACTGAGGTTTCGATTGCTTCTGCAATCTCACCGCCGATGTAGTTTGTGACAAGTGCCCGATCACCTTCCAGACCAACGAACATTGGCTTGCGAACAAATCCAACCTGTGCTTCGGATGGAGGTGCGGTTGTTAAGTTACCCGCAGTTCTTCCTGACAAGAAGTAAGCAAATCCATTTCCTAGTGTGTCACCTTGTGTCGCCATGTCAACGACACCGGAGAAGTTACCTCGGACTTCACCTTGGAACGTGAGGTCAAACGTATTGTCGTCCACGATTTCAGAGATGATTCCAATTGCTTCTGCTTCTTGTTTAGAAGTTGCCTTGGCAAGAGTAAATCCACCTTCGTGCCACGGTGACAGTGCTTGACCAAAAGTAAATCCGTGAGATGATTGTGTTACTCTTTTTCTGTTTGCACCATTGTAGATAGTTGTGAATGAAGTGTCATCAACTTCAATTGCTGGTAGAGAACTGACGCCCTCACTCTGATAAGAAAGTCTGACCACATCATAGGTGTGTCCATCTGCTGGATCGGCGAAGGAGAAGTTTAATCTCTCACAAGAGGCACCACTAGAAAAGATCGGCATGTTTCCTGTATCAGAAACAACCAAACCCCTGTTGTCATTGAATCTAATGTGGTCGGACGACTGCCATGCACCTGTTGATCCGCATATTTGATATGGGAACCATAACCACTCAGCACTTGCTCCGTCTAGTCTGGTGATGATAAGTCCACCACCACCCTGGCCAGAGATTCCTGCGTCGTTAGTTCCTCCTACCCCAGTAGAACCAAGAACTAAATTATAGTCATTGATTAAAACATTGTTAGAGTGAACAGTAGTCATCTGTCCAAGAATCGTGACATCCGAACCAAAGGTCACGCCCTTCTGAACAAATCCGCTGTGTTCAATAGTCAAAGTTCCGTCAGTAGCAACGCCAACAGACGCACCATCGCCTGATGCGCCAACGTATACCTTTAGTCTATTGAGTTTATCAATGATGTCATTGTTGGTGATGTTTCTCCACTCTTGGAAGGTATCACCAATTGCAACATCTGGTACGATGTATGTGTTAAATTGTGGTCCGGTTGACATTAACTCTCAACTCCAAGAATCTTTTTGATATTTTGTACTTCTTCTCTCAGATTATTTATATCAGTTTTTAGTTGTTGATTTTCTTTTGCCAAGTTTATTTTCTCTTGGTTGACAAGTATCAACGCACCCAACTCATCTCTTTCATAATCAGAATTTTCACATTTTACTCTCATAGTAAAGTTACCACACGGAAGTCTTTGATTTCCACTGGTAGTTTCTTATCGTTGAGATCCAGTGTCTCGAAATCAATTTCTACAACGAACTTGTCGAATGGAGTGGGAATGTTGACTCCGTAGTGTCGCTCTTTAAACACGACTGGACTTTCCGAGTCTTCCCCTTCGATTAGATTCATCGTGAACGTAGGAGCGTTCTCCATAGAAGTAACTGTATCAGAAGTGTTCAATGCTCTCACACGAACAGAAGAAATGGTTCCGCCATAGTTCTGGTCCACAAAGACATGGATTTCCTTCGATGGTGTGTCGAGAGTAACCTGTCTGGTTATGTATGTGGAGGTGTCTCTGTTTGATGTAGCGTTCACTGAGTATGAGTCCATGTCAACCATAGGAGACTTGACTGTATTATTCGACTCAAGTGTGATCGTGTTCTTTTGAATTTGGTCATTTGATGGTGATGAGTAAACCACTTGTCTAGAAGAAAGTTCTCTGTTCTTGTTTGACTTAGCAGTGAAAGAATTCAAACCAAAGGAGACCAAGTTAGTGATATCACATCCTCTCGGCCGGAACTCGGATGAGTTGACCCTCATGTAATCTGCGTTGATGTCAGATGACACTTCATTGGAGAATACTTGAATTGTTCCTGATGTTGAGAACGCACACTTGTTAATCTTGATCGACATCTTCCTTGACTTGCTTGGTAAAATCTCACCGTAATTCTGTGGAATGTAAAGTGAACCCATGTTGGCAGATGACTGAATTTTATTTCCTGTGATATCATCAGACAATCCATTGTCTGCTGTGTATATCGTGTAGTCATCTGAATTACTCACCACGACTACGGCGTAGTTGCCGGGTTGCAAGAAGACTGGTGTCGTAAATTCAAACCTCGTTGCTCCACCTCTTCCACCTTCGAGAGCAGTCACTTCGTTTGGATTCTTTATTACTTCCGAGAACGGGAGAATAGTCGAGGATGAAGGTCTGCCACTGGTTGAAAGTGGTCTGATTTGAAGTGTGACTGGTAGGGATTCTGACTTTGTAGCAAAGAACAGTTCGACATTGTGCAGGAACAATCCATCAGGATAGTCTTGTGGGCCGACCGTGAAAATTTGTGCTAGAGGATCACTCCACTGAACATTTGACCCCGAGTTAAATCGGTTTGATCTTGTTGCTGGATCACCAACAACTTTTTCTGAATCTGCGGACTGTCTTCTTCTAATTGCCGGTCTAACAGAAGTGTAGTTTGTGTCTTCTGTTTTCTTCGCCCCGGTCGCATGGAACATGCCATCGGCTGATGTTTCTGCATCACTAATCGAGTTTGATGGTGAGTCAATCAGTCTGAAGATTCTCGATCCAGTAGTAAAAGTACCGACTGGAATGGTGAAATCTAGGTATGCCCGTCCCAGTGAGTCGGTATTGATCTCACCACCGAGGGTTCCGCCAGATGGTCCACAGTTGCTTGCAACGTCCACACCATCAAAGAATGGGTATACCCTTGTGTTTGGCTTGAGATTAGATGCCTCAACTGAAACAGTCTTCGACCTCATGAACGGTGCGATACTAGCATCAACAATCTTGTTGTTGATCTTCTTGAGCAACGCATTCGAAGCAGAGGTCAGTGTTAGTCCGAATCTTGTGTTTCGTTGTGATGTTGTTTCTGTTGATGATGTCACAAACGAAGTGTTCGTTTCTGTTAGTGGAGTGATGATATCAACTTTGTTTTTGATTCTTGGCGATTCGAGGAATCTTTTGCCAGCACTCTGAACCAGAGTTTCAATCTGATCCTCAATACCGAACCAAGTCGTCTCCCAATCATTCCATCTAGTACCAAATCCAAGACTACTATCGTAGTTGTTCACCAACCAGTTGTCGTTTTCTCCGCGCTGGTTGAACTTGACAATTGGTCTGTATCCATCATCAAACCAGTCGTCTGTTTGTGGTGTTAGTTCAATACCACCTATCCAGTTCGACAGATTAAACTTGTTTACATTTTCAGTAGAACTTGAAACTGAATTGTCTATCAGTGAAGTTTCAGTTGGAGTTAAGTGTAGGATGTTATCAGTTGAGAGTGTTAAGTTTCCACTGATTATGGCATCGTCTACACCGAATGAAACATTCTCTGAAACAAACCCGTTCCTACAGATTTGGTTTTCGTAATCAACCGAAACATTGTATCTTGGTGACTGTACATTTCCTATGCTGTGCCCAAGGAAAGAATCGACCAAGATGCCTGTCTTTGTTCCGCTGTTTCCAGCTGGAGATATCTTGTTGATTGTCTTCGACTCAATCTCTCGCTCAAGTAGAGAAAGTTTAGAGAAGTATTCAAGTGTTTCAACTCTCTTGTCAACTTTGCCGATGTCCTTCATCGTATATCTGAAGTTGTTGTTTGGATTTACCTTCACATCATTTGGGTTGTGGGTGTATGGAGGAACAACAAATGAATACAATGTCATTGCATCAAATCTGTCATCTGGTTCCTCTGGAACAAGACCCGGCACACCTTCGATGACCTCGAAGTCTACTTCATCACCACCACTAAATCGTCGAAGAACTAACTTGTCGATTCTTGACTCGTAGTATTCGTGACTTTCCTTCACACTGATGTTGCTGTTGTCTGGAATAACAGCACCAGAGTCACCATCCTCGGATGTTCCGCTGTGTCTAAAGTCTACACATGAAACGAGAGACAGAGTTTTGTTTAGTTCTTTACTGGCAAACAGAGGGATGCTTTCGTAAGCAAGTCCACTGTTGGTGTAAGAGTCAACGGTGAATGGACCCGGCCCACCGCCGTGAGCAAAGTGTCTGTATGTTACTTCAATGCCAAGGTCTTCCTTGAGCGATTCATTTTCTGTATCTAGATCGTCAAAATAGTTTGACAGATTTTCTTGGAAGTACAATCTTCCATAATCATAGAACGATTCTCTCTGACCGTCATCGAATCCAAAGTCTGCCGCAGTTATGCCCGCGGCCGAAACAACATCGTAAACATCGTAGTTTGAAAGTTGAATGTACCTATCGCCATTTTCGTCCGTGCGGTATTCATCAACTACTTCATCGCTGATTGTGGTGAGAGTCTTTGTTCTGATAGTTGGAGATGTTACGGTCGATCCCGCATCATCGTCTACTTCTACCGTTGCCACTACAATGTAAGTGACAGTATCGGTTGTCCCGACACCACCAGAAACAGGTAGACCCGTCACTGTGAGTAATTGTGGATTCTCTGTGGTTATTGTAAAATTCAATCCAGACTCAATGCTCTGATTGAATCTAGTAAAGTTTTGACCATCCGCAGTATAGTAAACGGCGTAGTGTTGCAACGGATTTACAAGAATGTTTGTTCCTGTTGCATCCGGGTTGTAGAACTTGTGACTTGAGTCACTGGTCTTTGTCTGTATAGTAAGAGAAGATGAAAGTGCTGAGATTTCAACTTGATGTCTCTCTTGATACAGGAAGGAAAGGGACTTGACGGACTTTGCTACCTTTCCTTGTGGTAGTTCGTATAGAAGAGTATCGAAGTTTGGTAATGTAAGATCAATTGCTCTTGCTCTTCTTTCGGGGAGAACATCGAGATTCGAAGCATCTGTTCTTGGTACTAGAGAGTAAACACCAGACCCAACAATGGCTTGAACATTCTTCAATGTTTCTGATGTTTTCAATTCCACATTCGTGGCATATAGATCAAGGTCTGTTACGAGTAGTGAGTTGTTTTTTACTTTGTGAATTTCTAGATCAGCAATTTTTACGTTACTGGCAGCAACTTGCTTGAATAGAGACATCTGAACTCTAGAATCGACCACGTTAGTTCCGGGTCCGATTAGATCATGATAAAGTTTATTGTCGTTATTTATTTCAACTCTAAACACATTACCAAGACTTTGTGGTATTCTTTGGTTTGCTGAAGTGGATGTTGTTCTTGACTTATTAAAAGCAATGGCGGTCGGTGATTGAGTTTCAAATTCATACCCAAACACATATGCTTTACCCGGATCGAGAACTGCCGCAAGTTTATCGGCTGATCCACCTTCTGCTACAGTAAACACACCTCGGTTAGAACCATCGGAAAGATGCTCTTTGATTTCTGCATCGAATGCGTCCACAACATAAGAACCACTTTCGTCGTAGGTTCTTCTTGCCATTGTGTCTTCTAGTTCTGCATAATCACTGTAGATGTTTTGATATTCCACATCTCCACTTGAGAACTTAGCAATTTCGATAAAGTCTTTACCCGGAGTTGATGTAGTAAAACCAAAATCAAGATCGACTTTAAGTCGAGTTGCTCCCGGTGCGTTGTAGTTGTAAGTTCCGGATGCAGGATCCTTCAGTGTTGTGTCTTCTTCATCGTCAATAATTTCTTTGATGACATTAAAACCAACAGACCCAGTTGGATTATCGAAGTCTCTCACACCATTTACATTCTTAGAATAGATTGTGGAAACTTGACGATCATTCTTGGCAAAGTACCCGTCTGTGTAGTAGATACCTTCACTTACCTGAATTAGTTTTGCTCTACCCTGAACACCATCTACAGAGGTTCCGTCTGAAACCGTAGATGATATTTCGGCGACCACCCCGTCCAGAGACGCCCCTGCAAACGAAGAAGCAAACGTCCCACCTGACTCGAAGGTGCTTCCTGAAATCAGAGATAGGAGTAAGATGTCGTAATCATCAGACTCACTTAATTCTGATCCAATTCCATGTACGACCTTGGCAGAAACAGGTGTGTTTTCACCTGATTTGACTTGGGTGATTTCGTGCCCAATGAAATTTTCTAAGTCTAGTCCCTTACTGCACCGCAAGAACTGTCCGTTCTGAACAGAAATCTCACCACCAAAAACCTTAGAACCGTCTTCGAAGATGTGATCCCCGAATCTAGAAATTTGGTTTTGTAGAACAGTTTGTAGTTGAGTTAGTTCTCTTGCTTGGACGGCATAACCCGGCCTAAAAAGAACACGGTGGAACTTTTTGTCCTCATTGAAGTCGTCGTAATAAGGATCTATATTAAAAAGGTTTTGATCGTATGCCATCTATTCTCTATCCATTAGAAGTTCAGGACTATTCTAATCTCTTCAGACTGCTCGACGTTTCTATCGGCGTCTTTTATATTCTGTATGTATAAGACTTCGCCCGAGGTTGGTACTACTTGTGGTTGGGTGATGTCGGTTACAAATTTGTTCGTGAAGGAAATATCCCCACCGGAGAAACCTGCGGAAGAACCATCAGATCCCGTGACGAAGGACCCAACGACTGCCGAAAGAATTAACTCACCAGTTGCTCCCGATGTGTAAACCCAATCAACAACTTTCCCTGTTGCTCTATTAGTATCTAGGGTATTTCCCTGAAGGATTAACTCGTCTTTGGTAAAAGTATCATTTTTAATTGTGAATCCAGTAGGAGATCCGCCATCCACATTACCCTGCACGATTAGTTTAGTGGTCAGGTCGTAGATTGGGTTTCTGCTGTTTCTGTCTACTTCATTCTTGCTTGCATAAATTCTAGAAATGCTACTCTCAGCACCGAGTCTTACGAATGAGTAATCACCAGTCGGGTCTATAACTTTCAACAGTTCCCCGCCCTTTGGTTCGACTCGTAGTAGGTCACTGTAGTTGGAAAGTGATGTTGCACCTTCTACTTGTCCACTCGACGTAAAGTTACCTTCCGTCACCTCGGCTTCTAGTTCTCGTGTGACCTCGTTCCAAGAAAGAACAACACCCTCAGCAGTGCCACCTGTTCCGGTATACTGTGATATGTTTTCATTAATCAAGAAGTTCCCACCAGAGTCACTGCCAGTGGCGGCGTTGAATGTGAATCTGACTTCGGTCTTTGTTTCATCTGGGTCTCTGAAACTTCCTCGTACATCCTCTATTACAAGTTCAACAAATCCAGTTGGTGTTTTATTGAATTGTGTTACAGTTGCAGTTGATTTAGTTTCCTCGCCCAAAATAATTCTGCCTGGCTTAAACGTGGCGTTCTCTTGAGTGAAGTTATAACTAGCACCAACGGTTGCTGGTTTGCTTACTGTAATTGTTTTTCTGACCGGGAACTCTGTGCCCGCAACTCTATTTGTCCCGTCATTCAACTTCGGATTTTTAATCAATCCAAATTGTCTAATGTCATTTGCAACCGATATCTTTGACTCCTCGTTGCCATCAAAACTAGAAGAGATAAGAATAGACTTCGCGTTTAGGTCTTTGAGAATGTTGTGACCAAGACCTCCCGTTTCAAAAACTTCAATGTCGAATGTCGGTGATACTCCCGTGTCGGGTGTAGTGATAAGAACTGCCTCTGCTGACTTATATCCAGTTCCACGGTTTAGTATAGCCAGATTAGATATCTTGCCAGTTGAATTTACTTTACCTCTTATGTCAGCAGAAATACCATCACCATAAAGAACTATCCTTGGTGTGATTAGGTATTGGGATGCAATATTGTTTGAGTCTGGGTTGCCGCCGGTTTGATCTGGATATAGTTCACTGTCGAACGACCTGTCTACTTGGACATATGGTCCATCTTCGCTAGTGAAGACATAGTTTATAATTCTTCTTTTCTGTCCGACTTCTGGACCACGACCACCCGAGATGTAAACGTCATAGTTGTCGTAATAAGTTGCGGGTTGGTTTGGTGCTGCTGCTTTGTTTAGATAAACTCTATTCATTTCACCAGTGTTTCCACTAGCGACAGGTTTTGCTTCACCCTCTTTGTATGCAGCGGAAAATACTGCCGTGTTGGTTCCTGCTGCTAATTCAGCACGAATAATGGATCCTGCGACGGCTGACTTTTGCACATTGTATTGTGTCGAGTCTTCCCCTAGAGTTCTGTCCTTGACAAATTTCACTGGCATGTAGTCTGTGGTCAAGAAACCTTTACACTCACTTGTGATGTTGCCGAGGTACTTCCACTTGTATCCGTCGTTGCCGACTTGTTTAATTTCTGCGTCGGTGTGTGTTGGCTTAACAGTGGACTTTGATCCATTGTTGTTGTCAATGCACATGTATATTCTTTTACTGTCAACCAGAACGTAGTACTGTTCACCTGTCAAGTCTTCGTCATCTTCAAACTTTTTGTATACAGTTCCACTTCCCCAGTTGTATCGTGAAATCACATAGATCACATCGAATGGCTCTATCTTCTTTAGAGCGATGGCATTTCTCTGTCCATCGAACTGACCTCGTACTGAATCGACGATAGCAGGTGGATCGCTCTCGTCGTCCCAAGGATCGACTTTACCAATGAACACAAAATAATTGTCTGAACCACTTACGATTGAATCGTAAACGTCAGTTGCTATTTTTTCTCCGAACCCAGTTTGAAATCCGTTTGCCATGTTTTACCTTAGAAGTTTGGACTTGCGCCTGTTGCGCCAGTATAACCTTGATCTGATCTGTAGAGTTGTCCCAATCGCATCCTGAAGAAATTGCAAAGTGTAATTCCATCAAAAGAAATGCCTGCCGGTATATTATCTAGTCCTCTTGTATTGGGGTGGTGATAGATATTCCAGAAAGCAAATCCAGAGGCATGTGCCGATGTGTATCCCTCAGTTCCTGTAGAACCTAGTGGTTTTCCTAGTGGATCGTGTGACGTAATTCCGGATTCGGGGACGGTGACAAAAGTGATTCCTTGATTGCCCGCATTGAATACCGAACCTGTTGGGCCCGTTGCTGCTATTGGATTATACCCAAGTGGATAGAGGTCACCAGTCGCACCCAACCACGAACCAGATGAGGTTACTTCGTTGTCACGGAGATTTTTTTCTGTTGAAAATTTATAAGGTGTGTAGTGACCGATGACTGGAATTTCAATTCTCTCGAACATAGAGAAGTTGTTTTCATTCCAGTCCAGTGTTCGAAGCAAGTCAACCTGACCAAACATTTTCATACCAGCAGGGTGGATGATTTTCTTGAAAATATCTTTGTACTTGTTTAGAGATATTTCTGCCTTCAGGACGTAAGAATAAACTTGATAGTAATTGTTGTCTTGCAGGACGTTAGTAGACGAAAGCATTCCCTTGCTGTCTGCAAAATATTCTGGGTATTGGTTTAGGACTCCCGCCTGCACGGATCCACTAAACCCACTTCCACTTGATGAATTAATTGTAAGTGGCAACTCACTGCTCGTAAAAGTCTTTCCTGGCTTTATGACTTCAATGCCCTTTACGTTTCCGTTTATACCAACCTTTGAAACTCTACCTTCAAAGTTTTTGAAGATGGATGAATTTATTTTAACAACATCCCCACTTTTATATTCAAGTCCACCTGCGGTTATCTTGATGTTCGAGAATGTATTGAACAGAGTTTCTTTGTAGGTCAGTCCATTTATTGTAAACGTCAGTTTAAAGTCTAAAACAAAATCACCCCGAACATCATCAACAAAAATCTCTGCAAGTTCTACGCCGTCTCGTTCAATAAATTCTACACGAACAATTCTTGCTGACGCAGAGGTTCCCTTCGTGTATGGATCTTGCTGAATCACTCTTGTGTTCTCTGCGGAAAATAATGTTTCCCCCGTCGATCTAGAACAAATTATAGAAGTTTCACTTACATAGTTACCATCAGATGCTCTGAGAATATCTTCTTTTGGATAGTAAAAATCAAGGTCAACACCAAAGACAATTGCCATGAGAAATTTAAACGAGTCCTCGGTTCCCTTGGCACGATAAAAGTCTTTGATGTTCTTTAGAACATTCTGGAAAGACACACCAGTCGCAAGTGCGACTGGGAAATTCTTGAGGTAAACATCTCTAAAATTTGAAGTGAACTCATCTATGGTTTTGTCGATGTCACCATAGTTTCTCATTTGGTCGATTGCTCGACCGGGTGATCTGTCAGTTTCTTCCATGAACTCAAAGTATGATTTCAAAAACATAACAAACTCTGGATACTCTGTCGTAACAAAGTCCGGTAGTTGTTGTTCTATAAAGTTTGGAAGTTTATATGGATTCTCTTTTCTGCGAGATTCCATAGACGAGACAACACTTGCACCCTCCGGGGCAAGGCCCCCGGCACGGATGGACAGTGGAAGGAATGAGTGTCTAGCGTCTCCTGTCGGCATTAATAGGTTCCGATGTTATCTCTTCGATCAGTTGATGTGATTACAGAACAAGTCACTGAGTCATCGAAGGAGTCAATGGTAATGATTGTGTTTTCTCTTGCCAAGACATCCTGATCCGACGGCTTTGCGGTTATTGATATGTAATCGTTTGAAACATATCCAACCGGAACAAAGGTGCTGTTGAGTGAAAGTATTCCTGTATCATAATCAATGGTTCCGATGTTAGAGGCAACAAGAACCTGCGATCCACCCACACTTGTAAACAGATTAATGATTCCATATCCATCATCAGTAAAGTAGCAATTTAAGATGCTACCTGATGAGTTTTTGTGTTGGAATGTGTTGGAAGTAACAACTGGAATGTGTCCGTCGTGTGGATGGAAAATTTTGTTTCGGAACCGAACAGTGTTCCCTGTACCACTCCCAAGAGTTGGAGTTATTCTTTTCTCCATGCTAATTGTGAGTTGGTTTCCGATTATGGATGGTTCAAGGAAGTCTATCACTCTCGATAGTCTGGAGTTGATGTAGTCTTCGTTGAATCTTTCTAGTCTGTTGTCGCCGTGATCTAAGATTGCAGAAATCACGGAACCTCGGATACCCTCACTTGAGAGTGTCGTTTTAGTTGGGTCATATGTGACTAAGCAATTCACATTCAGATAGAGGTACTCGGCATCAACAATTTCTGGTGTAATTGAAACTAGGTTCTTCGATTGTAACGCACTCAGAATGCTTGCCTTTTCCGTGTCTGTAAGAATTAGTCCGTTGTTTGGTTTGACTGAGACGAAAACTTTTCCGTATTGTGGTGGAACGGATGTTTCGCCACCGTAGACAGACACGGACTCTGCATTCGCATATGTTGATCGCACAGCCGCAACATAGTCATTCTCGGTTACATTTCTGTTCTGTGCTTGATAAGATAGTGGTGCTGTGAATTTAACATTTTGCTTCGTCTGTCGTTCCGCCCCACCACTAGCGGGGGTTATAACTTCCACTGTGCCAACAGAAGATGCAAATGTTCTTCTTGCTTCACTATCGGTCTGCCCGAGACCGTTTGATTCTTCACCACTAGAGACGACATACGCAATTGTAATTACGTTTCCGTTTGATGGTTTCTTTCCTAGAACTCCATCACCAAAGTATATTTCGTAGAATCCATCTCTACTTTCTTGTAAGAAGTATGCCTCACTTGATGATGTGAGTGAAGTTATGTCGGATGCAAGAGTCCACGGAGTCGAAACTCCAGATGGATCTGTAGTTGAAGTCTGGACCACAAGTCTAATCGTAGATGTATCTACATCTAAATCAGGGATTCTAAATTTTTGATCTGAAACTGATGTGTCAAAGAGGTAGGAAGTTGTTCTGTATTCACCTTCAGTGAAAGATGCACTTGAGTATATTCCGTTGCCGTCCGTGTCTTCTGTCTGGAGAACTGGAGCAAGTGACACAAAACTATATCCGCCGCCATTTATTACCGTGTATGCAGGGAGATATGTGTTTGATGCGTATGATTCACCTGTCTTGATATCAACGACAACACTCGAAGACTTGATCGAAGATGGAGTGTACCCTAGATGCTTTGCAAGTGAAACAGCAGATTGCCTTTTCACTGCACTGTCCAAGAACATTTCATTAGCAACCATGTTTGCATAGAACCCCATGTAGTGGGTGTTGTATGCCATCACATCAATGAGAACACTGAGAGCAGAACCCTCGAAATCATAATCAGTAAAGTACCCCTGTGAAGTAAAGTGATTTCTCAGGGATGCTTTAATGGCATCGAAGTCTAGTTCTGTTATTGGTGTGTTTGCCATTATCGTATCCTATCAATACTGATATTTTGCGTGATGAGATTACTTTCGTTTAAAATATTATACTGTATGATAACCACTAGAGTGTTTTCATCCTCTTCACTTCTACCAATCATGACATTGACCAGTTTAATTCTGGGTTCATATGTCTTCAGTGTATTTTCGATATCATCTTTCAGGGTATACGCGATCTGGGGTGTCATGTTTTCGAAAAGTTTTTCAGTGACACCAGAATTCAAAGACGGCTGAAAGAGTCGATCGTATTTGTTAGTCATGACCAAGTTGCGAACTGAACTTTTTATTGCCTCTGTGTTGTTTTTAACAGACACATCCCGCGTTACTGGATTTCTAAAGAAAGAAAAATCCAAGTCCCTGTACTTTACATTTGCTTTTGTCGTTTTTTCTTGGTATGCCATGTGAGTATTTATACTACTTTATTATGGTAGGAATATGCTATACGTTCCTTCTATTGTTTCGATTGTAGTTGGATCTGGATCTTCCGTGATGGAGAATGTTATGGTGTCAACATTAGCCCCGAAAAATTTAACAATTTTCGATTCGGATTGATTGGTAGGGTTATAAACAACCTCTTCGGCCGTGACGGCATCTGTACCTTCTGTACCTAAAGTAACGATATTTATTTGTTGCCCGAAGTTGCTGTCGCCGTTGAAAAAAGTTTCCATTCTAAACGAATTTGGGAAAGTAACGGATCCATTCCGGACTGTCTCATTCCACTTATCAAAGAAGGCGGCCGCGAAGGCGGGGGAGGCGAAATGAAACTGAATCTCGCCCGAGTTCTCCCCGATTGTATCTATTTGCCTCAATCCAAGTCCTTCGAACAAGTTTTGATGTTGTGTATCATTTGGTATATCAAACTTAAAAGTTTGATTGTGTGCCAATGGTCCGTAAGTTCCACTGACGTTATCACCAAAACACTCACATGCCCGACATCCCGGGATGTCGGGAGACCCAACACAATCGCCCGGAAGTGTTTCAAAAGCATCATCAATTTGACCATCGGGGGAGCCCGGGATGCAAAGTGCGCCCGGTTGCACACCTACCCAAAACTCCACCGATTTTTCACCCGATCCGTTGCAATTGAAAAATGGAACCGTGAGGGTCAATGGACCTTGAACAAGATCGACCCCTACTATTGCAGTGTTAAAACACTCCCCCAATGTGTAATCAATTGAAGTCTGGTTTTGATCTGTAATTGTAGCCTGTCCAAGCACCGGAACACAATCTTCTGGTGACGCCGGGAATCGGTTTTCAACAGGAACCGTGAATACAAGTGTTACCCCAATTGGATAGTAACATGCGGCCGGATCGAACAATCCACAAACTTCCGACTGTATCTCGATATCTGGCGGTGTGCAAGTACATCCGCCACCTAAATCTTCGCAGTCCCTGCCTATGGTTATGATGTAAGGAATTCCGATCTGCGACCCCGCATTCACATCTCTGACGTTAACAATTTTTGTTTCACTAAAGGGAGATGTCTCCGGGCACGAAGAAGACCAGTTGACTCTAAGTCTAAATTGATCGCCAATGTCTCCATCGAGCTGGGTCTGCCGAAAATCGGCGGACGATGCGGGTCTTTGTGATTCGCCATTTAAGAAAAGATCAAAGACTTGGTATTCTAACCACTGATTACCCCCATCGGTACTCTTTTCCCAAACATAAGACAAATTCATTGCACATGCTGATTGTTGATTCTGAAATGCAGATATCAAATCTCCATCCCAGCCGGAATCAGTTGGAAAGAAAATATCACCCGAATATAATCCCGATCTCAAATTCCTAATTGTGACAGTGGATCCCGAAGGTGGATTTGGTGGGAAATCTGGTGCTACTTCATCGGTATTGCATGGCGGGGCGATGGATATTATCGAGGGGTCTGCATTCCCATCTGCTGGATCCGCATCCGCAACGAAACTACCCGCGCCGACCTGCATGATTGGGTTTGGTTCTCTACAGTCTGAACATGGACTACAAGAATCTAACGGGATATCGACACAAGTCAAACATGGAATATATTGACCGTCTTCTAGTGGTGGAATTGCTGGTTGTGAACCATCACCACAGAAAACTTGATCCTGTATGATCTCCAGACCGAGCTCGATCGCTTGTTCTCTTGTTATGGATTGACATTGACCGTTGATACAAGCGACTCCCGTTTCTGGTTCTGGTGGTTCTGGACCCTCGCCACATAAATCTATCGCATCTTGGTGACCGGGACGAGTTGCGTCGGTCAAGTCAAGCATAAACTCTCTAACATCGTTGAGATTATCTTTCAGCGTTTGGCCTGTTCCCCACTTTTCTGTATTCGATCCAAAACCACTCCAACTGGCCGCTGCCAATCCAATCATATATCCTAAGTTATATGCAATGCAAAATAGTCTTTTGCATTGTTCTGGTGAAAGGTCGAGTTGACTGTATCGGTTCCCCTGTGACTTCAGTTCTGTTCCCAACTTGCTAAAGTCAAAAATTACACCAATTTCGTGCTTACTCTTGTCTAGATTAACACTACATGTTTCAAGTGACCGTTTTCCGCCAATACGATCAATTGGCACGCCATTTAAGTCTAGTATTTGTTCACCGCCTAGGTCATTTACACATCCCCAGAACGTGGGGAATAATCCCCAGTATCTTGCTATTTCATATCGTCTATCTGGGGATCCGATACCAGTTTTACTAACACCATGAAGTCTCCAGTTGGTGCCGGGGCCCATAGGACCGTCATCATTGAAGTCTATGAGTGGAACCGCTTCATATTGATTTTTTAATCCATATCCCTTCGCTTTTTCAATAAAATCATCGGGTTCTAATCCTGCCATTTGTGCTTCTGCCCAAGCATTTGATCCAGCATCAAAACCAACACCAGTGAATCCCAATTCCTTCAGTGGAATGAGTTCATTATCCCACCAACCATAATCCCAGAATCTAATTTCCGGAATTCGATCTGGTGAAAATAATCTATTACCGGCAGTATCTGCTGGCAAGAACCCACATTTGTTCCTCAGATCGCTTAGTTGATTCTTGTAATCTATACCCATGCTTACTCGATCATAGTTATTCTCAGATGGGAGTTCCCCAATTTCATGTCGGTTTCTGGCATCTTCATATGCTTCCTTGGAAACATATGGTATTCTCCATCCGGAATATGCTGCGAACTCAAGATCAGTAATACCATTTTCTTCTGCGACCTCTTTACATCTGGCGATCGCCACTCTCCAGCACTCTGGGGAGTTTCCTTGTCCGTTAGGTAATACACCGGGCGTATTCACGACGCCGGGGGTGCCAGCTGGATTGAATGGTGTAGGTAACCAACATTGTGGTTTTGTTACAGGTGTCCCCAAAACATCCAAGTCGGTATTTTGAAGCATTCCATGTGCAAATGGCTCCGAACTCCTTTGACCACGGATAGGTCCGGGGTTCCAAGCACAATGTCCGGTGTTTATATAACCTTCAACCGGGCCGACGTTCGACCTGTAGTTTGGTGCCCAAGGAACACTCATTCCTGTAAACGTATTACACGGGAATGCTCGCATACCAGTACTGGTTGATCTCACCTCGTCCCCATCGACGACTCCATCACCATCGAGGTCCTCCGCCGCATCACCGGGTTGCCCATATCCGCTATTGTTGACAAACCCAGAAGTATTTGTTATCTGGAACCTTGAAAATCCCTGTTCAATGAGGGGTATAATAATCTCCTCACACAAAGTCAACACACCATTTGCATTAAAGTCATCGACCTCACTCGCACCCGTCGCAATTTTGAAATAGTCGGCTTCACCATTTCCTTGAGTTGGATCTGTTCTTCGTGTGTACTTCTCGCGGCCGGGTTCACCCCATTGTCGGGCACCATCAGCCCCACCATCTGGTCCATCGTTCATTGCTACCCTTGGATCGTTTGAGGTCCAAGATTTCGGTGATTGTTGTGTCCATATGCCATTAAAAATTAAAGGTCTATGGTCTGGTATAAACGGATAGTATTCAGATCCAGAGCATTCGTTTTCCAATGTAGCCTTGGACGCAGGTGCGGATGCCGCATCTAGTGGATCAAAGAAGGATGCTACTTCTGTTATGAAATATTTACTTCTTGGCAATGAGTATTGTGCAAATTGTCTAAACAATTGTCTGTTTAGTTCTTTGGAATCTACTTTTACACTTTCTCTTGATGGTGGATTGATGCTGACAAAGGAGACAGCAGGTATAACATCAAGTGGATTGTTTGGATGATTTTCTCTGTGCTTCATGAGAATTTCATCAATCAAGTATTTGGCCTGATAAGTTTTTCGGCCTTCCAATAGTTTTGTGTAAGAAGAACTGTCTTTACTGAAATTAACATTCCAGTGAATTGGAAGTATAAAGTCAGCAACCTCGGTTATCGTCTTGCCGTCAAAGGTGTAATCCATTGCCTTTAGGTGTCTATTCAACCAAGGCAAGTTTTGAATATCTTGTCCCCCAAGTGGATCAAATCTCCACGGATTGGCGGTTTCAAACTGACCGGGGGATCCGAATGGATGCACTGTGCCAAGTGCATAGATTCCAAGTTGTGCGTTTGGGAAGAGTTCCCTTGCTGCCATGATCCGTTTTATAAAACCTTCAGTGAACCACTGGAGATTTTCAAGTGAATCCTCATCCGGAAAATCGTTTCCAGCCTGACCATATGAGAAAGGATGCTCTACATTAATGACGATTTTACCTTTACATTCTTCGTTGATGTAAGAGGAAAGCACTCGACCGGCGGCATCTCGTTCCAACAAGAACGTATTAATTCTGTCTTGAATCTCGCTGATGGTGGCGTTTCTATAATCATCATCTGTGATCGTACCGTCTGCTTCTAGAGTATAACTTGGAAGATAGAATACATTTCCAATTTCACCTTGTTCGAAAGATGTGTTCGATCCAATCACACCACCGTTATTACCTTCACCAGCTCTAACTGTGGTGAAGTAACTGATGTCCATGTTGCATTCAGGAATTGTAATTGGTTCTTCTAGTGAGTCGGCAAAAAGACCGTTGAACAGGTAGTCATAGTAAACAAAGTAATCATTCCTCGTGGCACCAAAGACATATCCATTTAGATATTCTGAATTTGAAATTGTGCTATTCAAAATCAAAGAGTTTTCTTCATTGAATATACGATCACCTTCTTCTGTGTCGAGATCAATTTTTTCATCGAACGGCGCGAAGACACCGAGATCGTCATAAACACTTCCGCGTAACCAGTTGAATATTTTAACTTGACTTGCCCGAGCCGTATCCCCCATGTATTTAATAATGCCTCTATTCAAAAGCATTGCGTTGTTGGTCGGAAGATCAACTCCTTCTGTGATTCTTTCCCAGTTGGTCGATTCGCCTATTTGAATATACTCGTTTGGCATGTCAGACCAACCATCGAACATGTCAGTCTGACCGGAGTTTGGATTTGTTGTGTAATAAGAAGGTGCAGTCCAAATTACTCCTGTATCTCCATACTCAGAAATTGCGTTTACTAATTCATCCCAGATAAACTTCTTGTGGGCAAATTTTGCAGTATACCATGCCATGTTATGATATTGATTTTCCGCCATGATTTCCTGTATACCGGGATCCGCAATTCCCAATCGAACTGCTTCTGCCGGTCTACCTTCACCAAACAAAGCACGACCGTTGTACTTGGAAGGATCCAGTAAGGTCCATAAGTCATTTTGGAAAAATCTAAATGGTCCATCATAAAATGTTACTCGGTCATGTCCGACCACACTCTTTGTGTGTTGTATCAATCGAATGATACAATCTTTCATTATATCCCATTTGCTAGTTTTTTCTGCTCGGGTTCCATCAAGACCCCAGAAAATTCCGGGTAGTCGAACTGCATTACCGAATGGTTCCTGTCCGTTATTTGTTTCCGGTAATTCGGATCCACAATTTCTCAAGAATGCCTGGCCAGTCTCAGTCACAAAAGGAACATCAAAGAGTTCAATTTCCACATCCAATACAATGGTATCTGAGGTTCTTGAAGATGAATTTCTATATGGGTTACTTTGGACTCTAGTGGTGATAAGATTCTTGACTTGCTGTTCGACCTTCGTGATATATTTTTCGTAGTCGATTGGACCAAGATTCTTAACCTGTGTCCGGTCTGCGGGTGACGAAGACCTGAAATTAATTGCAGGAAGTGGTGAACCAATGCCACCACCAACGCCAGGTGAATCTTGGTTATTCGATGATGGATCTACATTTGCAGATACACTATCGGAACTCATTGTAATGAGTGACCACCCACCACCCTTGGGGAATGCTGTATTGAAATATGTGCTTGCATCATTTCTATTTTTAATTGCTCTTCCTGTGATTTCACCACCACTCTCATTGAAGTGATACCCCAAGTCTTGGAAATACCATCCACCACTGTCATTAGAAGGCACGCGACAACACTTAATGTCATTCGTATTCGTAATCGAACTTCGTGCCGTCGCATCATAGATGTCATCAAAATCACCTAAACGTCCGGGTAGATTGAATTCACTGTTGCTGTCGTCTATCTGATCTAAAGCAGCCGCATTCCATGATATAACTTCCTTGATTCCCTTACTACGAAGCATTCTGATGAAATCACAAACAGTCTCTTCTGAGTCAACTATGTTTGACTCGATTGTAGTTGGTCTTTGAATCCAAGGTACGATATTTTCTGGTGATTTTTCAAACTCCAGTGTACCAACACCATCCCGGCTATATGGACTAATCGACGAAGAAAGAAGCGATCTTTCCTCAATAGAACTAGATTCAAGCAGAAGAGTATCAATGTAATTTCTGTAGTAGTCTTTTCTCTTGTCGTAAGGATCTTCTATATTTGGGTCGTAGTTGTCATCGACTGAGTAGATGTATGGAGATATGATCGGTCCACCAAATTCTCTAGACCAATACACTTTATTATCGTTTACATCCGGTCTAGCAGAACCCAAAAACGATACTGGATTATTCGCATCCATTGGTTGTGGTAGACTTAAATCTTTACTTCCGTAGTTGCTGCACTTGATTGTAGGGAAGGCAGCACGAAGTGGTTCATATACTGATTCTTCAAGTGCAGCGTCAAAGGCAGTAGTGAGAAGACTTTGATACCAAGAATTAAATGTCAACAAATCGTATCTTCTAGCACCATTTAAACTTGGAAGTGAGGTCACTTGATTCTTCCACCATTTACCAGATCCAACGGTTATCCAAGCCGCATCGTTTTTCTGGGGGAGGGTGTAGGAACCTCCTTTAATGTTTTCTGTATTTTGATACCGATAGGCAAATCCGTTATGCCCATTCGCATCTGCTTCCCATGCCCAACTACTCAAAGAAACTTTTTGCCCGGCTCCGTCAAATACAGTCGTGTCCTCGTCAATGTCAAGGTATTGGTCTACAGTTCCTTCTACAATCTGCTTGAGTGTTTTATTAAATCCCGGAATTAGTTCGGTGCTATATCGAGGATCCAATTGGCAAAGACCAAATGTTTTATCATGCTGTTGATTGTATGTTTTGGGGTAAAGTTCACTGTCAAGCCAACATCGAACTGGGTTCTTGATTACCCTGCCATTTTCTAAAAATACCTCTTGTTGTAGTCTTTGGTATTCTGCAATGAAAGCATTAGTCCATCTTGTCGTTTCGGATATACCGTTTTCGTACCAAGGTGTCCAAGCAACGTATGGTGTTGAGTGTGTTTTATTTGCGGCGATACCGTCAATTGAACTTGTGTTGGATATTGACTGATTGCTGGGACTAATCCGCAAAAACGGTGAAAACCCTGTTCCATTTGGATATTCAACTTCTAAAATTGCATCGTCTTGGTGGAATCCAAGAGCAGGAGAAAATTCGTTGGGCGAGAAATCACCTCCGGCGGATCCATCGTTAGTATCGTCAGATCCGGGTGTCACCTGACTGAAGTATTGAATTTTTTGTGCGGATCCGAGATCGTTTCCGAGTTGGTTTGCATCAGTATAATCGTATGGGCCCACTTCTTGTCGAATAGTTCCACCGAGTGCGTAAAAAGTAAATCCGATTACGTTTGGATAATCGTCTGCAATAATCTGAGCAACTAAACCTCTTGCTGCCGATACTGCATAGTCCTCTATACTTGTGATTGTAACAGGAGTATCATATTCACTTGTATCGCCTTGTGGTCCGTTAGTTCTTCCCGCGTGACCGAGACGACCTCTCGCATCTACCGAATATAGTTTCTGCACGAAGATATCAGTGTCAACTTCGACTTGTTTTGGTGCAATGGCTACTTCTTCGAATCCGTGTAACTGCGGACTCGTCCAGTACCAGTTCGTAAACGTAGCGTCGTAATCGGCAGCAAAAATATCAGGATCGGGGAATTCGATTGCACAATCTTCATCACCGCCGCCGCCACCACCACTTCCCGGCCACCCGATGCCGCCAGGGCACAGGATAGAATTTGGATTCTCATCACAAAAACCGTCAAGTGGATTTCCACCACCACCGCCTGGAATTACGTCACTCATTTTAGATTACTCCTACTTGCTTTATTATTTCTAGACTCTTCTTAAGTTCGGGGGTCCCAACTACATTTTGTAAAAGTTCACCGGCGAAACAAGGATTATTCAATGCAGAACTAATTGCAAGTTGAGCCAATCCATATCTTTTTATCAGTGCCAACGCATTATCTATGTAATCTTTTCCAGATTGAACCAGATTTTGTACATTTGTTATGCTCTGGGAAACTGCTTGTGTTACATCGGTTATTGATGTGACAAATTCGTTTATTGTGTTGACATTATTTGCCCACCCTGAAACATCTGTGTATTGACCAAGTATACCTGTGATGTTCTGGTTCAGTGACTGGACAGATGCAAATAATTCACCACCGCCCGTTGGTAATATAGACTCAAATGCTGGGGTAAAATTGTCTATCAAATCTTGATTGGGAAGTCTCAGGTTGTTTACTATATTGTTGTAAGTGGTGGCGATACCGACTGCGTTAGACAACTGATATACAGTCCCCTCGTTGTCGATTAATCTTCCACTTAATCTGTTCGTGAAATTCTGTGCGTTTGTGAGAACAGATGCAAAACTTACAGAGTCAGGATTGGTGGGATCTCCTGTCAATATTTGAGTAAGATTCTCAATTGAGGTTTTTGCTTGAGTTAGGTCTGGACCACCCGGAACTCCACCACCAGCAGTTTCAAGTGCGCTTCCAATAGTACTCGAAAGACCTGAGTTGCTTTCTATTAATAACTTTGAACCTTGGATCAGGGAGTCAACAGGATTTTGAAAAATTTGACCAGTCAACGCACCTTGAACAACGTCCCGAACTTCATCGGTAAATATTTGTGTCTGTTCGTCGCAGTTATTGATTAAGTTTAAAGCATCAAAGTCAAACGCCATTATCCTGCCCTCACATTTCCAGATCCAGTAACGGGATGACCACACGAAGCAGCGTCACCAATTCGAATCACGGGCAGTCCGTTTGCTCTTACGGAGAACGATCCACCAATCAAAACAGGACCAGAGTGTTCGTTTCTACCGTGACCCGCAACCGGACCCATCAACAGTGCAACGGGAAATCCATTGGCGCGAACATTGGTGGCACCACCAAGAATAGTTCCACCTGCTACGTCTATGAATGCTCTAGATATTCCCGGCATGTTTATCTTCTTCCCAAAATAGAATCTGCTCGCAATATTTAGCATACTTGTCGTCTATGATTTTGAAATATTCTTCGTGTGTACACTCACCAATCCAAGAGTCGAACCACCCAACATCCCAAGTCGAATCTGGTTCCCAGTCGTAAATATCTGCACGGACCAATCTAAACTTTTCATTCTTCGGACAGTGATCCCACACTAGATCAATGACCTCTTGGTTTTTTTCTACTATGGTAACACTGGTCACATCTTCATTGTCTATTAAAAACTGATGGACCATTCCAATTCCCAAACCTGCAAGCAAAACATCACCTTTTGCATTTTCCCATAGGGGAGCATGTTCTCGGTATTCTTTTGTGGTGTCTTGCATGATTTCGTGGGTCGGGCAGAAAAGTATTGTATATTCGTCTTTTGGTTCGGGGTGGCCACACCAAGAATCAACTATTCGTTTTTCTATTCTAAATTCACCAGCAGTTCCCTCTGGTAAATTCACTTTGTACCTCAACCGAATGACCTTACGACTACTTTCCCATTTGCACCAGTGGCACCAAAATTATGATATGAGATTACTTCGATTCCTCTAGCACCACCACCACCACCACCGGGGACCACTCCATCTTCTGCCTGTTCACCGGCAACACCACCGAGTCCACCTCGGCCACCACTTGCACCTGTACCACCAGCACCACCGTTACCACCAGCACCGCCGCCAGCAATACTTGATCCGCCGGTAATCATGGTATCTCCACCGTTTGCAGTCGCACCCGAAAATGTCGCAGAAAACAAACTCGCAGTTGCTCCATCACCACCACCAGACTCTACTCCATCGAAAGTGGTTATGGTGCTAACTCCTCTAGTATGGGTAATCAATTTCGTGCTTTCGCCATGTCCTCCGTGGCACGCATCAGGATAATCTCCATCAGTACTCGCTCTTGGTTCGCCTGCGTCACCACCTTCACCCACATAGAAATTTAAAACATCACTTGCTTGCATATCACTGACTTGATATCTTTTTGATAGATATGCGCCACCTGCTCCACCACCCTGTCCATAATAAGTAATAGACCTACCACTGCCCACCTTAATTCGACCGCCCCCACCACCACCAGAACCGTGCATCTCAATCTCAACATAGACTGTTCCTGCTGGAATAGTAGCACTCTGAGAACCAGTGCTTGTGATTGTCGTGGTTCCTAGAAGTTGATATTGTCTTGTGGATGCTGCTCTGGCTGCTCCTATCATTGGAAATTAATTCCCCCGACAAATCCGTAAACATTAACACCGGCGTCGGTGGTCAAGAATGAAATTATGTCTGTACCAGAAGCAGTGAGTGCTGGTGCAACATTACCGGGCCACTTAATCAATTGTGGTGATGCAACCCAAGTTACCGTGTGCGCCCCGCCGTTTGTGATTATAAGAGTGCATGTCCCTGATTTTCCAGAAGGTGGCGAGTTTGCAAAACTTATGGTACAATCGCCCGTGATGGTTACTGTTTGCACATTTCCATCCTCAAAATCAACCGAGAAACTGGTACTTTTCGAACCAATCGCGTTTACTTTTTCCGAGAAGTCTTTTAGTACTGGTCTGACGACATCGGTATCAGCAAAATTAGTTCCGCTGCTGTTTATTGTCTGGTAGTTTGTTCCACCCGCCCTGACAGTGATTGCGGATGAATTGTCATCGACTGTTAATATCGTGTCGTTTGATCCGGCTTCGGGATCGCCTATTTTTACAACGTGATTGGCACCAAGTTGTATACCAACTTCGGAATCAGATGGATGTTGGAATCCAAACCCCTTTGCCAAAATCATACCAGTCGAAACACCTTGACTTCCATCTGTAACCAGCATCGAGTTCGATGGTCCAGCGACATCAAATCCAAGTGTGTCTCCGTCAAGTGTCAATCCAGCAGTAACACCACCGAGAGATCCATCTGCACCACTAATCTGTACAAATGCGTCTCCATTGTAAAAGAACAGATCACTTGTATCTGACTCCAACCAGAAGTCACCTGTTTCTGCACCAGATGGCGCATCTGACTGTGCGGTATAACCAGCCACTCTTGCTTCTTCGTAAGCAAAGGCAACATCAACAAAGAATTCAGTTCCCGTGCTAATACCATCTGAATTTGCATCTATTACAAAAGAATCAACATCAAGACTATAGTATGTGCCATTATATGACCCAGTTCCTGCTGTCTTAAATGTCATGTTTCCTGTAGTAAAACCCGCTCCGCGAGGAACTCCCGGTTTGAACGGAAGTATGTCTATGTTTGCCTTTTTCGTTAGCAGTGAACTGAGGTCTAAGTTTCTGCTTCGTTGGTCGATGTTATCCAAATCACTTTTATGGAAAAGGATTTTTGTTGTGTTTGCAAGTATACCGTTGAGTGCAGTAATCGCAAAGTCACCCGGATTTGCTGGAACTCCGTTTCCTGCTGTCCATCCATAAGAAGGATTGTATCCTCCGTAGGTTCTTTTTACGCCTGTACCTGAACCTTCTGCCCCAACAATTCCCTTTGTCCCTTGTGCTGTGACGCTTATTTCAATTAAGTCACCGGCATTCGCAATTACGTTCACGAAGTTTGATTGGTCGCCGGGATTGTAGTCACAGAAATATCTGGTTCCCTCGTCACAGAAAGGAACTTGATTGCAAGCACCAGCAACATTACCACCACCACTGTAAACTGCGGTCGCCCCGGTGTCCACTCGTTTAAATGTGAAAGTATAAAGTACCGAACCACCAGTATTCGCATTGATTTCATTGAAGAAATTAGTAGCATCAGATCCGTCTGAAAAAGAATCATCAACTTCAAGAATAAATCCTGCATTTTCGAATTCTAATATTTTAAATGATCCAGCCGATGGTGCTGATCCCGCTCCACCAACAGTGCTTGAAGGTTCTCCTGCTTCATATGTAAAATTACCAACAGTGACGACAGTATCATCTAAGGTAAATGTCATCGAGTCGGTGTTGCTTGCGTCCCTTGTCAACCCGAGAGGTCCGTCTGACCCAACCAAAATACTAATCTTACCATCGGCAGTAGGTACAACCTGACCACCACCAGCGGTGACGCCAGAGATAGCATCACCAGTCGTCAGAACTGTGTCGTCTATTGTAAAGGTCATCGAGTCGGTGTTGCTTGCGTCCCTTGTCAAACCAAGGGGTCCGCTACCATTCACCAGAATACTAATCAAACCATCATCAGTAGGTACAACCTGACCACCACCGGCGGTTACACCGGAGATAGCAGGAAATTTTGCTGAGACAATTGCGTGGGGATTGGTATCACTTGTTCCGACGAACATGATACCATCATTTGCATTGAACGCGATCTCCCCAGCAGAGAGACCCGATGCACAGGTCGCTCCAGCTGAGGATGATCTTCTTACTGTTAATTTATTGTTTCTAGCCACATCACAATTCCATTATATAAAGAATCAGAATCCGCCGCCGTCAATTACAGATCCATTCAATTTCGCTCTAAACTCAGCCATGTTACCAGCGTGTTCCGTGGTAACAATTGCATCAGTTCCATTAAAAGAATCACTTTCAAACAAGTAGTATCTACTTGTAGATGCGTCATAGGCAAGACCTGTGTGAAGTGAACCACCAATTTGCTGGAAGAATCCATAGTCATTGTCGCCATTCGAACCGTCGTTTGCCAGTTCAAGGAATACATCTTCAATTTCTAAGTTTGTAGTAGAAATTGTAGTCAAAGTGCCATTAACTGTCAGGTCTCCACCGATAGTGACACCTGCACTTACGTTTAAGTCTGTTACAGTAGCAAGTGTGGTATCAATGTTTGGGGCCGTGATACCTTTAGTAAGATTTACTGTGGCAGGTAAACTCCAATTTAATTTAATTCCACCAGCAGATTGGGTGCTAGTAATTTTGACTTGGTTGGATGTCCCTTCAAAAGTAAGTCCCGAACCAAGAGTCAATCCAGTATTTATTTTTGCTGATGCGACTCCGCCATGATTCTGTGAGTTAACCTCAATTGGGATTTGAGGGTTTGCTAGTTTAGCATTCGCAACACCCTCGTTTTTGATACTCACCATACCATTGTCACCAAGACTAAAGTTATTCACATTATAACTGGCAACACCCTGAATGTCGGCACTGTGTGAGGCAGTCAACCCCGTGAGTGTAATATGAGGAGCAATACCTGCTGCACCGGGCGCGGTTGTAATACCAATAGACTTTCCTGAGATGAGAGAAATTGCACCAGTGATACCCGTGACACTCGATACCCCACCTTCTGCACCAGCGACTGCGGCTGTGACATAGGCAGTGGTTGCAATTTCTAAGTTGTTCGTCGCCGCGGCCGGTGATTTCTGTAACTGCATACCAGCAGCCATAGTGATACCAAGAGTACCACCAGATGGTTCTACACCTGCTTTGCCCGTCTCTGCTATTGCGGTTACTGAAATAGCGTTATCTAGGATATCATATCCGGGAAATACATTAGCAAATGTGGAGTTCAATCTAGGTCCACCTGCATCTACTACGCCATTTCCACCACTGCTACCAAGGTACAGCGCACCGATTGGATATGAAAAGGCAAATTCACCGGCAGATAAACCACCTGTCGGAAAAGTGGCATCTCTAGATTTTCTGATTATAATTTTATTGTTTCGTGTTGATGCGTCAGGCATATTAGAATCCTCCTCCGTCAATCAGTCCTGATACAATGTCATTTGTATTCATGTCGAGACTGACTCCCATCCTGTTTCTAAAGTTTTCTGTGGATGTTCTCATTAAAGTATTTTCCGTCATAAAAGAGTTTGTAACCAAAGTTTGGTCCGTTTCGCTTAAAGTCGAAGCGGTCTTGCCTCGAATATGTATGGTTCTTGCAGTGTTATTTATAATCACTTCAATTGTAGAATCTCCACTGAACCCCAAAACTTCTTGTGGTTGCAGTGTGAATCCCGTACCGGAGTCTCCTGTTATTCCAAATTCAGCACTAGCACCGGATACAGTGAACTCTTGCCAGTTTCCGTTTGCAGTTCCACCCTTTAATTGGTAGTGCTTCTGATCGGCAATCGAGAACACCATCATTCCCTGTTCTCTTCGTAGATCAGAAATGGCATTTCTGGCTGTTGTGTCTTCTACTGTGCGGAGACTACCTAATCCGAACTTCGGATTGGTTACAGGATATGCGTCCCCCGAATCAGTCGGGGATACAAAACCACCAAATGGAACTCCTCCTGTAATAGTTGCCATTATGTGTTAACCTTTACCGTGACTTCACCACCGAAACTGTTTTGAGATTCGTAAATATCGTAATCTACATCTACACCATGTAAATTTCTATGTGTGTAGTCTGAAACAGCTTTATTGAATGGGAAAGTTAAGTTTGTTGATGTATCAGTAAATGTCAACGACCCGGAGTATTCACTTGAGGGTATTACAAAATACCCCTTGTTTGCAGGAGAAGTCGCAGCAAAGGTAACTGAAAAATTATTGGGTGAAGTTCTGGATAGTGTTTCGGTGAACCCCTGAGAAGTCATCCCAGTTCCGTTGAACCCAGATCCAGTTTTACCGCTTAAGTATCTAAGTCTCCAGTTCATTGTGTCTGTTTTTGTTGCGTTACTTCCTTCTGACTGACCACCCGAGAGCGTGAATGTCAAAGTTTTTTCTGTAGTAAACATGTAAGGACCGTGACTGATACTTTTTGGTGTATCATCAAAATCCATGCTACTTGCAATCGTTCCCACGCTTTGATTTCCAGATATCGAAAGGGAACCAGTAGTCCAGTTTGCATTTGGTCCTGAAGTTGTCCACGTTGCATTGACTGTCTGATCGCCCGCAGTCTGTCCTATCTCATAGGGACCTGAAGACAGACCAATGTCGAAAGCAGAAAAAGAAACACTCTGATATGGATACAATAAAGTTTGCAGAATCGTTTCTAACCCAGTTCCATTTGCAAACGATATACCTGCTGCAATTCCACCTACTGCTTCGGGGAAAGCTTCTCCTCCGCGAGTCCACCCAGTTTCTCCTATTTCAAATGTCGGGCCGGATGAAACCGAAGTTGTAACTAGAACAGTCATCCCAGTTCCGCCTTTGATTGAGAGAGTATTTCCTCCCGATACAATGGTAGTTCCATCACTAAACGCACCAACAGTACCAGATTGTCCGTCTTGTCCGTCTTGTCCGTCTTGTCCATCACTACCGGGTAGTCCGTCTGCACCGCGCTCGCCTGCTGGACCTTGTTCTCCCTGCTCACCGTTCTCGCCGCGTTCGCCTGCTGGACCTTGTTCTCCTGCTGGTCCTGCTGGTCCTGATGGTCCTTGTGGGCCAGGGAATCCCTGTGGTCCTTGTGTCGGATCATCTAGACTTGACAGTCCATCTGGATTAATATACTTTGATACCTGTGACAATGAGAGACCATCGACCAGATCGGATTGCTGGCCGGTGAATTCATCATTGGGTAACGGGGGTGCTGTATATCTTTTTGGGTCTGCCATTAGTTGAGATCAATACTAGGTGCGTTCATACGAAGTCCACCATTATTTAGATCCAAAGTAGATGCTCCGCCAGAGATGGCGACTGCACCAGCAGTTCCATTGATTTGATTTGCTGCGTTAAGAGTAATGATTGGGGCGTCCATTGATATTTGTTCGTTTGCTTTCACGGTAATAGAAGAGTCGCACTGGACATCTATGGTTCCAGTTGACTCCACTTTAGTATCCCCTTCTACCTTTATCGAAGCATCTCCCTCGATGGTGACCGCGACGTTACCCTTCACGTTTACATAATCATCACCAAGTATAATTTGGTATCGGTCTTTAGTCACTTTTTGAACAATGGATCCGTCTGGATGGAGTTCGAAAAATGTTCCTGACTTATGGTATAAGTGTATTCTTTCTTTACCTTCGGTGTCGTCAAATTCGCAAATGTGACCACTCGTAGTTTGGAAAACTTTATTGAATGGATATTTGGTGGCGTATGGAGTTTCTGGTTCATCCCATGATCCACCGCCTGCTTGCGAGACACCTTTGGTTGTGTTATCTTTTTTTGCCTGTACAATCGTCTCTTCTGTTTTCTCTCCTCTTGCCAATCTAGAAACATCTGATTCGCCTAGAGTTTCATCCAACGGATATTTTCCGTCTGGGTCTGAGAATCCAGAGTCGGCCGGTAGTTTTTCTTCTGGTATACCAGCAAAAGAACCAAGGATCACAGGCATCTGGGCTTCCGTTCCATCACGGAAGAAACCAAACACATGTGATCCTTGGAGAAGTCCAGTCGGTGAAAATCCTATTTGACTTACCGCTGCACTAATTGCTGATTGAAGAGGAGTTGCCCAAGGCAAGTCTTCTGTTTTTATTTGTGACTTTTGTGCCGTGTGGAATCCGATACATCGGACGCGACATCTACCAAGGCGCAGAGGATCATCAATATCCTCTACAACCCCGTGCCACCAGATAAACCCATCTTCCCCTTCTCTCTTGTGCATTTATCATCCTTTTGGATCATGCCAGTTGCGTGATGCCCACTTTTCCGCCCAGAGTTTCCATTCTCTCAGGGCCTCCTCGTCATAGTAGAAATCCGCTTTGGTGATTCTGTCTTGCCATTTTGCATCCATGTTTTTTCTCCATCATGTAGCACTAATCAAAGATTCTATTACGCTGTCTTTGATTAATTCGATATAACAAGTGTAGTCATTCTTGAGCAACACATGCTCAACCTTTGATAATATGTATTTCCCACTTGCAACCGGATCCGACGCAGATTCGGTTTCACTTTCAACTTGTATTTTGGGAACATCAAAGTATACGACTTGACCCACACTCAAATCACTGTTCCCCGGAACGACCAGAGTTACCGTCAGTGATTTGCTTCTAAGTATATCAATGTTTCGATTTAAAAACAAGTCAAAAATTTTACGATTGTCTTGAATGTTATTCTGTGTAAATGCTTGATGATTTACCACGCTGTGTGAGAGAATACCCTTTCTGAAATACTTGATCTCTTCTGGTGAAAGTGTTTCTGCGTTGAGTCGATTTGACTCTACATCAAGGTCTTCGACACTTACTATCTTACTCTCTATTTGCTTGCTAGTCAAATCGTATTTGGTAATCGCACCACTATACATCGAACCATTCATCTCAAGAATTCTGTTGAACGTCCTCGGGAACTCCATGAGTTCACCTGAGTTAAATCTTCGTTCATCCACACCGGCCATGCTAGTGTTTTTAGGATAATAGTTCAGTTCTGTGATCGGCGGTTGGTTTTTGATTTCGTGTAGACTTTTAAAATTCAATCCGTCAGAGGTTTCGTAAAACATAAACGAAGAGTCGGTAAATTCTTTGCGTGATGCAGATGCTTTCCTCTTCAAGAAATTTATTGTCTCGTATGGACTGGTGAACGGCATCACAAATTTGAACTTACCGTCTGTCTGTGATATTTCAACAGATCGAGGATCATCAATATTTTCCTGAATCACCTGATCGACAATATCCGAGACCCGCCCCTCGAATGCTTTTGATATTTTCTTGTTTATACCATCAAGATACGAATTAGACACAAACGTCAACTCATACCCCTGAGTCTTCGAGTTTTCGCCCACTTCCTTTTCTCGGTAATTCACACATGCCATGTTCAGTGTGATTTCACGGTCGGCAAATTTTGGTGTTTTGAAACTAATCAAGAGTTGCTCGTTGCCGATGATTGGAAATACACCCGGTAGGTTGTTTACATCGGTAATCACCATTGTTGCGGTGAGAAAGTTTCTGAACAAGTCTTCACTTAAAGAAAATTGAACGAAGTAGTCGTTGAGTGGCACAACACCACCAGCCGAGTTGACCAACTGCATCACACCTAACTTATAATCACCGATGTCGGTATATGTCTCTGTTTCAGGCATCTATCAATTCTTTAATATTCTTGGGTAGTTGCTTTATGTACTTGGGTCGTATCAGTTTGATTCTCGCAGTCTCCATTGTCTTGTCTAATTCATACTTTCGGTTGGATACTGCAAAATTATTCTTCTGGACCGCACCTGTGACTCCACTGTACACACCAATGAACGTGTCAGCAAGTGTGACGTTTCCATTGAACCCGACAGTACTCCCAATCACTTGGTTTTCGCCTGCGGACAGACCTGATGCTTCTGACAGTGGGTTGATATAAATTGCTTCGCCTGTTGGACCAGATGATCCAGAGGTAAATGTTTTCTCGAAGTGGTGTAACGCATCTTGCTTAGACTGAACACGATTGACCCTTGCAATCACAGCAGTCCCTGTGCTATTGACAGTTGAAATGAGATCACCGGGTCGGAAAGTAGACTCATTCTGGTCCACCACTAATTCACAGAAAGTAGGATTCCATTCATACACAACGGCTCTGGTGTTTGCCGCGCCGAGGTATGTGTTGTTGTTCTGCAACGTACCATCTGTTTTGTAGATTGTCTGATCGACAGAGAATCCAGTTGAAACTAGAGTCGCATTGTCGTCATCTATTGATGAAAGGTAAAGAGAAGTTCCGGGGTAGTTCTCTCGCATGTAATTGTCGAAAGTAGAACTTTGCAAATTCCAACCGTAATAAGGATCAATTACATCATTGAACAGTAGAATGGTCCAATGATACTCTGGAGTCCCGTAGAGCTTGTCTGCGATGATCTCAGGGGTCTCTCCTTCGCGGACCCGATAGTAACTAAAAATCTGCTCGTTGTTTTTAAGTTCCTCACTGTATCCCAGTCGCACGAGAACATCGGTTGCTAACTTTGTTCTGAGTTTTTTATCTGATACAAATGGGTATTCAATTAGGGGGAAATTACTGAATAACATCAAGCACCCTCCAATACATCTTCTTTGGTCACCACTGTAGTTTCTTTGAATGTCAGTGATAACTTAATTCCGACCGGAGAACCATCTACATGGGTTGTGAATTTTCCGGGTGCTGTATAATCCACGTTGACTTCAGTGAGAACACAGTCTTTAGTTCTGTTCAACCAAATGTTTTCTACCAACGCTCCACTTGATTTGTAGAGATATCGAATCCTGAATAGAGCAGGTGTTATAAAGAGGTTTCCTGTAGAATCCAAATCTGGGTAGGAGTGATATTTAAATAATCGAATCATGGAATTTATCATGTCCGTCTCTGCTCTTGATTTTGGATACAGTTCAAAGACGTAACTGAATGTTCTAAATTCTGGAGATTGGTAGGTCTGTTCTCGTCGTGGGTTAAGTGCTTTGCCTCTAAGTTGCGTGAGAACTGACTCTGCATTCAGAGGTAGTCCAAGCACATTTGCAAGACTGTCGATCGCAGACGCACCTATTCTCGTGCCGATGCTTACGTTCTGTTTTAGTGCGTTGATAAAATCACTTGCACCATCAATGACACCACCAGCACTTAAAGTATTCTTCAGTGTTTCTGAAGCAAATTTTGCAAGAAGTAATTCGGGTGTATCATAACTTTGCAGGTTAGTCTCGTTCAGAGTTTGTGGCATGTACAGGAACATGTTTTGCTTTGCCTTGTACTTCGGAGTTTCAGTTAACCCTCTGTTTATAAACGGAGGTCTGAAGTTCGCCTTGTAATCACTCGGCCGACTAGATGGTCTGCCTGCATTGTTCCCGCGTCGAGATCCACCGAATTTATACTCGGTTGGTTGGGTTGGATTATACCCCACTCGACCGAACTTCGCAAGATTCGTTTCCCCATATTGCTTGTATAAAGAAGCCTTTACTCCGTACTCGTTTTGGACTCTCTGAAGTCCATCTTGATCCAAACCACCAACTTTAGGCATTCCACCAAGACCACCATAACCAGAAAAATCGGATTGGTTAAATCTTGCCTGATACACATCTGCGGTCGCCCCGAGCTCGGAGAAGAACTCTTGTCTTTTTTCTATTATTTCTTCTTCAAAATATTCCTGTAAGTCATCAGCACCAGATCGTTCAACTGTTCTTTTTAAAAGTCTTTCACTTTCGTCTTCCTTTTCAAACATCTGGAAAAGAATCATATGGTTCACATCATCTTGAAAAATGTTTTGCGGATACGATAAAACAGTTTCACTCTCGGCGGGGTTACCCAGAAGAAGTTCCAGTTCGGGGTTTGCTACCTCAAGTGCATTTTGATTGATCGCCGCACCACCGACTAGATTGTTGGATACGACGTTCCCAGCGAGTATCGTGACTCCGGTCCTGCGATCCACATCTCTGACGTTGGAACGATCACCGTCGCTGATCGCGTCAAAGGTCTCTGACAGTGTGTCGAAAAAACCATCGGATGATGATCTATCTGGAGTTTGGTCTGACATTTTTTCTCCTACTTTGATACATACTTATGTATGGCTTATAAAGGAAGATACATTCCAAAAAATCCCAGTAAGTATGTTGCCGATCCAACAAAGATAACTTATCGCAGCATGTGGGAAAAAAAGTTTATGGTCTTCTGTGACACTAAAGAAAGTGTTCTCAGGTGGGGATCAGAGACAATAGTTGTACCTTACAAATCACCAGTCGATGGCAAAATGCACCGATACTTTGTTGACTTCATTGTTGAGACAATCAACAAGCGTGGATTTAAGGAAACACAACTGATTGAGATCAAACCGAAGAAGCAAACGAAAGAACCCGTGAAAAAATCTAGAGTATCTAGAAGGTATCTATACGAAGTAAAAACGTATGCCGTAAACCAAGCGAAATGGAAATCTGCAACCGAGTTTGCTGAGAATAGAGGATGGACATTTAAGATTTTCACAGAGGAGGTTCTTTTCCCCAATGGGAACAATTGAAGACCCAACGAGAACAAAATACGAACTGACTATTCTTCATCAAGAATCTGTCAACGCATATGCAAATTATGTTCGTAAAAAAGACGAGATATCACAAAGAGAAAAGAACGCTCTTCTCAGTGGATTAGTTGATCTAAAAGAAGAAGAGGAAGAGGTTGAACAAACCGAAAAGGTTTTTGCTACTGCTGCTTCACTTTGGACTGAATCTCTCATACGAGGGCTGGAAAGACCCAGACCGGAATCGGGTGGGATTGAGTTTCAACGAAGAGACCAAGTGAAGTCTGTTGGTTCGATGTATTTGTTTTCTTACAACCCAGTGACGAAACAAAAACTAAATTACTACGACACCTTTCCTATGGTTCTGGTCACTGGAGTCACGGCTACTAAATTTGCTGGAGTTAATTTACACATGGTGCCGCCGAGGCAGAGAATGATGCTGATGGCAAAAATTTTGAAGAATTATAATCCAGCAATCAAAGAATCTTTCAAAGGTATTGATTTTGGATATCTAAATAGTAAAGAGGGTTCTAGAATCGTCAAACCCTGCTACCGATCGTACTTCGATCAACGAATCAGTTCGATTAATATCATGAGTATTGGACCAGAAGACTGGGTAACCGCATCGAGGATGCCACTAGAAAGATTCAGAAAACTCTCCAGAGAATCTGTATGGGGAGACATAAGAAGAAAGCAGGATAATGTCTAACTCAAGAGAAAACGCAATCGGACGGTACAACATACGAAGAACTTCCGCTGTCGATGTGCGTGATGTGCTTCCGACCTCTGGAACTGTACAGGAACAGGGTGGACGGAGAGAGGATCTGCAAACAGCAGTTGAAGAGTTCGTAAACATACCCGGAACTTTTCATGGAGTGTATACCCCAAACGCATTTCATGTAAGATTTGAGCGTTTCGGTGGCGGTGGTGCAGTGTTTGAGAGAAAACTAGACTTTTTTGCACAATCCGTGAACATTCCCGGAAAAAACATAGAAAGTACACCACTAAAAATTTACGGACCAGAGAGAGAAATCCCAACTGGTGTAAGTTACTCCGGTGATGTTAGTCTCCGTTGTCTTTTGTCGCAGGATTTCTTTGTTTACAGGTGGTTTATGAACTGGATGAACGAAATCGTCGGCGAAACCACTTCAAACGTAAATTACTACGATCTTTACGCAACAAGAATGCTGATAACTCCCGTGGTTTCGACAGGGGACGGTGAAACCGACGCCGCACCGATAGTTTTTGTCGTGGAAGACGTTTGGCCGAAAACAATGTCGCAAATTGATCTAAATCAAGCAACCAAAAGCAACGCCGCAGAATTTACCCTCGCTTTGTCATTCAGAAAATGGCATTATATTACATCAAGAAGATAATGGAAGTAGAAAGGTTACATAATGGGTTTACCTAAAATTGAATTACCGTTAAGTAGAGTTAAATTGCCCAGTGGGAAGTCTATTCAGATAAGACCGTTCACTGTAAAAGAAGAAAAACTCCTCCTGTTGATTAATCAGGACAACAATTCGGTAAAAGACATCAATGATATCATCCGACAAGTGATTAATAACTGCACAGAAGGAAAAGTTGACTCTTACAAGTTACCAATGTTCGATATGGAGTATTTGTTCACTGAATTAAGGAAGGTCAGTGTTGGAGAAACCATAGATTACATCTATACATGCCCATCCTGTTCAATGAAATTCGAAACATCGGTAGATTTGAACAACATCAAGGTAGAAAACATCAAAAAATCGACGGACATCAAATTAGACGACGAAATTTCGTTCAAAATGCGATATCCGTCACAACAGGATGAAAATAAAACCGCAGGAATGGGTGTTGAAGAAAGAGTGATGGAATATGCCAACGATTGCATCGAGAAAATTTTCGTGGGAGAAGAATCACACGACACAAAGGATTTGTCCAAAGAAGAAGTTCAAGAATTTATTGATTCCCTCCCCGGAAAAGCAATATCTAAACTTATAGAGTTCTTTTTGGACCTACCAATGTGCAAAATCGAAGAGTCGGTGGTTTGTCCGAAGTGCAAAGAGAAAGGTTCGATCAAACTGGAGGGTATGGCAAATTTTTTCGTAGCATGATGTCATATAACGACATCAATAACTACTATACACTGAATTTCAACTTGATGAAACACCATAATTTTTCATTGACTGAAATTGAAAACATGATTCCATACGAAAGAGAAATATACGTTAGTTTGCTCATCAAACACTTAAGAGAAAAAGAAGAGAAGAATGGCAACTGATAAAGAACAAGCAGAAGTTTTAAAGAAAATGCTACAGACGCAAGAGAAAACAAACTCTCTTTTGCTTGGTATTGCTGGTATAAGTGTATTGGGTCGAGCAAAAAAGGCAATTACCAATCGTGGTTCGGATCGTGGTTCGGAATCTACACCCGGTGCATTTAATCTCAGAGATAGAACTCTACTACCGTCATTCTCTGATGCAGGTAGAACGCAAGCATTCACCGAAAAACTCAAAGAACAAAGAGAACAGATGCCGATATCAGCATCTACTCGCGGAATTGGTAATATATTCAAGAGAGATATCGGTACTCTAATGCCAGCAGTCGGGGAATCCTTTGCTGGTAGAAAAAGAGGTTTACTTGGTGCCGCTGGGTTTGGAGCAAAACTTCCACTTGACCTCGCACTCAAAGGGTTCCAGAAACTTTCAGGTCGTCGTGAACGAGATGGAGAAGAATCAGAGCTCACAACTCCTGCTGATTCAGTGGTTCCTAACGGTGACCAAGAGGTCGCAGATGACGTAGAAGTCACGCAACAACAAGCCACACAACAGACTATTCATCTAGAAAAACTAGAAGAGTATAATTTACGATCGGCACTCGCACTTGAAGAGATGCTCAAGCATCTTCAGACTCAAGCAGAAGAAGCAAAAAATGCTGCGAACCTAGCAAAAGTTGAAGCTTCAGAACGCGATAGAATGTTACAAGAGGTGGCGGAGTCTGTGGGTGGAGCTGCAACTGCTGCTTCTGCTTCCGGTGGTGGTGGTGGTGGTGAAGGGGGCGGAGTTGATGTTGATGTTGACACTGGCGGTCTCGTCGCCGGAGTCGCTGGTGGGTTGGGCAC